TGTTTATACGTCAGGTGTTCCAACTCTGAGTATAACTGGATGAAGTTACCTTTCTTCTGAGACTTAAAGCACTGCCAAAGTCCGCTGTCTAAGTTAATGGACATGTGCCTTTTTGGGTCACGGTCCATAAATATTGAAGGGATGACCATCTCTCGGCCACCACTTAATATTCTGTATTTACCGTTGAACTTTTCCAGCAGGTAGGCTCTAATGTAAGTTGAGGTAATCATGTTTATCGACCGACTAAGTAATTCAAAATCTGATATTATAGATCAGTGTCTGCTCAAGTATGAGTATAGATATATCAGGAAGCTCCCAGGGTTTCCATCAAAAAACGAGGACGCTTTGGACTTCGGAACATATATTCACCGTATCTTTGAGTTAGGCTACACCGAGAATCATATCTCGCAGCTAGAGAAAATTGCAGAAAACATTAAAAAAGACTACAAAGTTCCACTTGTATACAAAGAACGCATCCATCAGTGCCTCGATAACTTTTTAAAGTTTAACAAGGGGCTGGGAGAAACCGTATCTGTCGAACACGAATTTTCCGTGGATCTCGCGGAAGGAATTAAATACAACGGGTTTATAGACCGTATCGTGCGAGGGCTCAACGGTGGCATGCTAATTATCGACTACAAGACTTCCAAGAGGGAGAAATCCAGAGTCGAGCTTGGCAGGGATAAGCAGCTTATGGGCTACGCTTTTGCCGTCAGCCAAGAGTTTAAGATTCCCCTGAGTGAGATTTATTGCGCTCACTACTACCCACTAAGCGATAGTCTAGTATCGGTTAAGTTCACTCAAGGAGCAGTTAATTCCTGGAGAGAGCGGGAGATCGCCAAGGTCTGGAAGATTCGCAAGAAGAAGAAGGATGAGTTCCCTCCGATGCAAAACCAGTTTTGTGACTGGTGCGAATATAAGCCGATGTGTCCGCTATTTAACGATCAATGCTCAGTCCAGAAACGCATTGAGGAGCAGACGGCTCAGGTTAAGGATAAGGACTTACCTAAAACTAGCGGATGATAGATACTAATATCTATTGCATCAAAGAAGTTCCTTACTTGTTCTGGGGAATACCCGCACTTCTTTGACATGTGCTTAAAGAGTGAATCTAGCTTTAACGGCTTTCTGTCTTTAAGCGACTTAATAACTTTACCTTGAAATTCTTTTAAAAACTTAGGACTAAATCTAAATCTCCATTTATCTATAAATTCTTCACTTAAGGTAAAGTTTATTAAGTCTATAAAGTCAACAATATCAGTATCTATATCACTCATAAGTAGTTATTATTACCACTTATTTAAGTGGCTTTAATATATATTAAAGGAGAAACTTTTTAATTTTCTCTTTAATTTTCATGTTTTTATCAAAATTACAAAGAAAACTACAGTTGCCTTCTGAATACCGTGAAGCATTTTCAGAAGTATATAATGCAAAGGTTAAGTTAGTCTCTACCTTGCCGTCAACTCTATTGCCAGGAGATTTAGTTACTTTTGCATACAAAGGCTCACTTCTTAATTCCAGAACTCTATTAGTAGTCGGAACTAAGAAAGCACCCAGAGGTAAGTTTACTTCTACACAAGGAAACTACTTACTTTGTTGTTTTGAGATAAAACAAAATTTAGACTCTATTATGATGATGTTGAACAGTCTTTATAAGAATAGAAGATTTAGTGATTATTCAAAAATACCTAAATTGCTTACATCATTCTTAGGTATATCAAATTTTAAGACATTTAAAATAAATGATATTCGTGGTGCTTACGAATTAGAGGTAGGGGAAAATGAAGAAAGCTGAACTTGATGCTGTGATAGCCCCATTATTACAAGCTGCTACGAGCTTGAATACTATTGCTGCGAAACAAGACCCCGCAGGGAAAACTGCACAAAATCCAAGTGGCGGAATCCCATCAGTAACTTCTCAAATTACAAATGCTCTTGCGCAACCGCTAAAACAAGTAGGTAAATCTTTCTCAGCCATAATTGATTTACAGAAGATTTCTCTTGGATATGAAGATGCTATAGTAGACAATAAATTAACAGAGTTTGGAAAAAGTCTACAAGCTAGGGGAATTAGCCCCTTTGTAGCGCAAAATAGTCCAGAACTTGCAGCAAATGCTGAGTGGGATAAACTAACAGATAACATAGCAGTTGCGTCATTGGAAATTATTACTGCCGCTGGTGCAATGTTGATGTTAGTTGATAATCTTAAACTACTGTTCGGTGAATTAGTTAAAGAATTTAAAGCTGCATTTACAGACGTATCAAACTTTCAAATTAAAGCTATAGCAGCCAATATTCTGCCTGTAGATGTTTTTAGTGAAGGATTAGCTGCTACTGGACAAGATTTAGATGATTTTAAAAACAATTTAAAATCAACTGCCATAGAATTTCAACAAGAGATACTTAAGTTTAGAGATGTTGGTATCTCAAAACTTGATCTTGGGTCTGCAAAATTAGTGGACAAGATGGTGTTCACTGGTCAGAAGGTTGGAACATTAGCAACCTTCTTATCTAATAATGCTGCTGCCATTGGAATGAATACGGATCAAGCAATCGCCTTAGCATTAAATCTTGATAAAGTGGCAAGCGAATTTCAAATTCAACAAGATACTTTATTTGAAGTAGCGCAATCAATAAAAGAGTTTTCAGTTAAGATGGCTGCGATAGCTCCAGGGCTTGGAGGTAACATTGAAAAATTAATGGGAACCCTTGTCCCTCAATTTGGTCTTAAACTAGGGGACAGCGTAAAAAGCATGTTATCTTTATTTGATCCTAAGAATCTTGTTTTGATTACCCAGCTTGGGCTGCAAGATGTTTATGAAAAAATAAGAGCAGGAACAGCAACCTCGGAAGATCTAAAACTTGCATCACAGAAATTAGTTGAGTTCGCAGATAATCAACTTGCTACAGAGCCTGGGCTTGTTGGAGATTTCATGAAAACTCAGTTTTTCAAAACTTTTGGAATTTCTGATCAAGAAATGGTTGCTGCCCGAGCATTGAGTGACGCTGCTATTAAGGAAGGTAAGGACGCAAGTAATACTGCTTTTGAGAATTTTGGAATTCTTAAAGATCTTACAAATAAAATAAGATCTGAAATGCAAAGATTTGTTGCTGAATTAGGGAATGCTTTAGGCAAGTCGGGAGCTATTGATACTGCAAAAGATTTAATAAATAGTCTTTCAAAAGGTGCCAAAAGTATGTTGTTTAACTTTATGGGAACTTTAACAAACGATTTACAAGCCACCGAGGGAAATACTTACGATGTTAAAGTTCCTGGGTTTAACACGATACAAATTCCAAAAAAGGGTTTAATTGATTTTTTTAATGCTGTTCAAGGTTCCACTGGGGTTGTAGGAAAATTACAAGAGACACGGCAAAAGAATTTGAATGGTCTTAGGCCAGAAGACCAAACTAAGTATCAATCTGAAAGCCTAGCGCAATTTACTGAAATGAATAAAAGGTTAGAGGAAGCTAATGGATTGAAGAGAATGGAACTTGCTAGAAGAAGTTTAATATCTCCACCAAATATGACAACAGCATGAGGTTAATATGAGACAATTACCAAAAGTAGAGCCAGTATTTGTTCCAAGGCTTTTGCCAGAAAGGTCATTCTTATTTTATGCCTACCCTCAGCTAAGTGGTAAGAAAAATATAGAATTTTATTTACCTATGTTAGAAAACATCTCAGTTAGGGAACAGCAAACTCCTAGACTGGGGCAGATAAACCTTTTAGGAAGATCAGGAAATCTTTTCACATTTCAAGGTGCTAACTCTAGATCATTTGAGGTAAAATTTTCTTTTAATCTTGATCATATTGCTCACTATGTTCATGAAGTTGGTCTTCCTGAAATAAATTTCTTTAATGAACCAACACGCCCACAATTCAACAAGTTTAAAAATAAAACTGAATTTAAATTATCTTATTCACAAGAGGCGATAAGACGGGCTACAGAGTTTTTAAATGATACTTATTTAAAGAATTTTTCTCCGACCGACAAAATAAAAGGTTTAGAGGATGAAAAAAGAAGAGATTTGGGAAATATAATAATCAATCAATTAATTACAGGTCGAGAACAAACAATTTTTGAAAATATAAACTCTCGTATTATTAATGCCAGAGACACTTCTGTTAAATCTTATTACAAAGTAATAAACAGACAACATTTAGCAGTTAATTATCTAATACTTTTCCTTAACGTAATCAGAACTTCAGTAATTAATAACTCAAGTAATACATCCCTTGGGCCACCTACCATTTATTTAAATCACGGGACTATGTATAACAACATTCCATGTGTATGCAATAAATATTCTATTGATCTAAGGAATGAGTCCGCTTACGATCTGGCTTCTTTGACCCCAAAGATTCTAGAAATTAATTTAACTCTTTTGGAGAATAGAACTGGAGATTTCGGACAGTTTCAACCATTTAAGCATGTCCAAGGAGAAAATTTAGCTGGATGGGAATGTATACTAGATAAGGGAACAATGGATCCTTATAACTACTATAAGACATCATGAATTATTTAAATCATTTATCTGTTGGTAACTCCGCTGTCATTCACAAAGGGAAGAGGATCTTAGTATCTGACGCTGAGGCATTGAAGCAGACATTAGATTCTATAAATATTGACACAGTTGATGTTGGGTATGTCCCAGCAGGATACGAGCATAGACCTGATCTGATATCCGATTATTTTTATAATACTGTAAATAATGATTGGTTAATCATGATGTATAACAATATATCAGACCCATTACAGCAGTTAAATGTAGGCGATAGAATATTAATTCCTATTATATAATCTATGGCTAAAGTTTTAACAGCTAATGTATTGGTGACTAGGGATGCAAAATCCTTACAAAATTTATTTATCAAAGATAAAATAGATTTAAATTCTATTGATAAAAATAAATTTTTGATATCTCCAAAAAACAATAAATATCTAGTTTCCATAGAATATGAGTTAAATTTTTCTACAGATAGCCATAAATTTTTAGTCCTTAATTTTGCTGACGTAGATGGTAGGTTTGAATTAGATTATTTTAAAACTGATACCGTTCCTTTAGAGTCAATGTTAAAAATAGCAGCCAATAACAAAAGATCTTCTGGCGTAGACAAGATATACGCCTCATTTGGCTGTGGGGAATTCAGGAAGGATTGGTCTAACCCAATGTCTTTTGAACTATACAAAGCTGATATTGATATAAAAAATGGAGTTAGATATTTTACTCTGTATTACATTCCTATAAACTCTCCATTATTTCAAAAACCAATATACTTTGATCTCAAACAAATAAATCCAAAGGCTAAACATCTTGGTATCACAGACGCAAATAAAGTTTTAAATATAGAAGTTAAAATAGAAGACAAAGATTCCTATGAGATGATTTTGTATAAGTTTTATAAAAAATATCTTGAAGGTGTTTGTGCAACAAAAAATGTAATTCTTCTAATTCCAGAGGGTGTCACTTCAAAAGTAAATAATATAGGTAAGAAAAGAGAATATAAAAGTCCAGATGAAGCTTTTGAAAATTTATTTTTCTTAAAGAAATCTAAACCTTTGAAATACATATCGGATGTGACTTCACCTGGAGGTAATTCCGCTGGAAATTCCACATTAGATCTTCTTTTTGAGGAAGATGATAAAAAAGGTAGAATAGAAAAACAAACCGTTGTGACGTTCTCTCACGGTAAGATGACTGAAAAATTGTTTGAATCAATGTCTCCAGTCGGGTTTGATGTTTACACCCCATTGAATACTCTTTCTAAAGCTTTACAAACTTGTATAGAATCTGACGCTGGCAATTTTATAGTCACTGAGGAAAATGATCTAGAGATGATTTCATTTTTCCGAGAGTCTGGTCTGATAAGTTCAGATGACGAGAGAGTTGTTGTTGCTGGTTTAGAATTTCAAGTTAACGAATATGCATATCGAAGCTTATTGAAGAGTGCTAATTTTTCTACAAAACTTATGGAAAATCCTGAATATAAGTCCATGCCTGAGAGGGGAGACTACGATCAACGCTTAGATAAAGTATTTAAGATAAAAAACAATTCATCTGCATTCTCAGAGAAGATATTATTAGATGAGCTTTCTTTTAAAGGGCCCGGAGTCAATAAGGTGATTGATCCTGTATTACAAAACTTAATACAAAAGTCTAGATTATTTGAAGAAGATAACATTCCAATTTTTATTAATAATTTAAAAAATTCAAATGTAATATCTATCAACATAGAAAATGTTCAAAATCCATATTTACTGGCACTCAACGTAGCATCTCAAACAGCATCGTATAATGAATTAGTTTTGGCCGCAAAGAAACAAGATGATGTAAAGAAATACGAAAAAGAAAAATCTGATGTTGAAAAATTAATTGATGAGGCTACTCAATTTATAGAGGCAGGATATGATTTATCTGAATTAACTGTAGACGATATTGAAGAAATACTTGGAGATCGTTTATTGTTAACTAAAAATGATCTTCAAAAATTTGAAAAAGCAAGATTTGGGAAAGATGCCGTATCTAGAAAAGAAAGAGAAGAAATTGAAAATGTAATTCTTGGAAATACTGATTACGTTAAAACTTTAGCTGCCGTCATTTATAAATTTTTACAAGATAAAGATTCTTTGTTAATAATGCATGATGCTTATGGATCAGAGACTGATGATTTTAGAAGATCAACTTTGTTTAGAATACTTTACAAAATAGGATCTTTAGAAATAAAAGTAAGAACTCTGCCTTACTTCAATATGTCTTCTATTAAGAATGTATCAAATCAATTATCTTTATTAATATCTAAGAAAGTTATTGCACAAATAAGCCCTGTAAATAATGCGCTAAAGACACCCGAAGATTTTTTGGATTATTTTTCTGGTATTTATAATATAGTTGGATTTAAGCATGTAATTGAAGAGGATGATATGTATTCAGAATTTAGATTAATCAAGAAGACAATGGAGACTCTATGAACGTCCTCAGAGCTAGAGTCCATTCAATCGTAGATGAAGAGATGAGCGGAAAGTTCCTAGTCACAATGGCACCAGACTATGACAAGGATAAACCGGAAACCGTAATATACACTTCACCTTATTTTCTCAGGCATGAAAGTGGCATCATAACTATACCTCCGGTTGGCTCAGAAATCTTAGTATTTTATGATGATAAAACTAATGAATATTTTTACATCTCTACCATAGTGCAAGACTCCGCCAGAACATCTGGCATAAGTGACAAGGCTAACGAAAAGCCTTTAATTGAAAAATACATATACAATAAAAAATTTAGACCGCAGACAATGACCTTTAAGAATGGTAAAGATGCTGGTCTAAAAATATCTAATCAGTTTACTGACGATACTCAGCCCGCTATCAACCAAGTAACTTTAAAAAGCACTCAAGGACATTTATTGAACTTAAGTGACAGCCCAATAAAAGATTGCGTCATCTTAAGAAATAAAGATGGAGATGGCATAACAATAACCGCAAATAAAAATGCCTCCCATGCCAGTAACTCTATCGACATAGTTTCCAAGGGCAACTACCGTTGCACCTCGTTCTATGGAGAAATTTACATGGGATTAGTGGAGGGCAGAGACATATCTATTGTTAATAATTCCGCTGGATATATGGCGGCACCTCTCCCTCAATACGGGAATGTAAACTTAGTTAGCAAATGGAAGGATATTAATATTTACACTGACGGGGTAACAGGTAATGTATTTATATCAACTCCCTTAGGTTTAATTCAATTAAGGGGCGGAACTATTTCAGTGTATGGAGCTACAGTAAATGTAAACTCCGCATCAGATATAAATATAAAATCCTCTGCTGGTAGTATTAACCTTGATGCGGCACTAAATATTAATTTGAGGGCAGGAGCTAGTTTGAATATGACAAGCACAGCTACAGCGACAGTTGCCGGGGCCGCAGGGACAAATGTAGGGCTCACTGGAACTCCGCTAGAGCTTAACTCACCAGTTCAAATATCACAACCTAGAATAACACCAACCCCACCAACACCTAACGCATACGGAAGATAATATGGCAGTATTTGATTTAAGAGCAGCAGCAAGAGTAGCAAGCACTGGAGGCGACTTTCCAACGGCTGTAGGCACAGCTTTTGGAGTTCCACAATGCATGATAGGACTCGCCCAAGACATCCTTAACGCCCTCCCAGGCTCCATTCTCGGAGGGGTAGCTCAAGACCTCCTTTCTGGCCGAGACGCAGCAGACAGCGTTATGCAGAGCATAAACAACTTTCTAAGAGAAACTTTAGGAATTATTCAATGGGACACAGAGAATGGTGGATTCATATTTATCTCAGCATCCTCTAAAAACGGATATGACAGAAACGGTGGTAACTTTTTATCTGATGCTTTAGGCTTCTTAAATGCGGCCACAGCCTTTGCTGGAAGCCTATATCAAAATTACCAAACTACAGTAAACCAAATAAATGGCATTAGAGATTGCTTTAGGACTTACACTGATTACTTAAAGTATAAAAACGGAAACTCAGGTAACGCTCTCGCAGGGCTTACAGACGAAGAATACAATACTTACATTAATGATTTGTATGCCGTAGAAATTTCTCAAATGCAGCAGGCTAGAGATTTTATTGTTTCAGCCGATGCGCAACTTGAAATTATAAATGACATACTAGCTGCGAGAGCACAAAATCCAGAACTGGAGCCAGTGTTCAACTGTGAAGCTATCCAGTATCTGTCGGGAACTAGATTTGAGGCACAATGTTTACCTTCAACAACTGATCCCAAAGAAATATTCAGACTAATCTATGAACCGCCAAAATCAATATTTGGTCAATTCATATTATCTAATGATGGAATATATTTTGATTCACAATCTAGCGGAATATCCCCGGCATTAAATTACGTAGAATTAAAGAAATTAAATATTCAATTAGAAAATAAATGGAAGATGGACCAGGACCCAAATCTTGGGGGGAGGGGCAAGGGTATAACGAGTGAAAATTTAAAACTCTACGTTAATACTATACTAGATCCTGATATAATCGACGATACTGAGTTATTGCAAACTTATTATAATAAAGACGGATTCTTACAAGAGTTAGTAAATAATAAAAATAAAAGATTGTATGACTTATCTGCTCAGATATCTGAATTAGAATCTGCATCGGCACCAAATTCCGTAATATTTAATTACAAACAATCTTTGATTGCAGAAAATACAAATCATATAAAAGTAATTAACAAAAGAAAAAAGCAAATAGAGTTAGCAATAAAATTACCTCAAAGATTTTCAAATGCTAGTTCAACAATATTCCTGCCGGGAGAAATACCAGTTAATGATTTCTCGTATTTGGCAGGTATGAACATAGGACTTGATATACAAAAGCAAAAATCTTTAATGTTCTCTCAAGTGGATATTGATGGTGTAGTTGCCCCTATACAACTACCATCTCAGACACTATCCAAGGTAAATTCTAAAAACTCGTCAACGGAGCATTTATTGATAACAGATCAGGGGGATGCTGCAATTATATATGATGGAAGTTCAGTATCTTCCATAGAGGCTGCCGCTATTTTGCCAGCAGAGCATTTCATAGCTACAAACAGATGTATAGCCATATATAACTTCTTAGATGCTAATGTTGAAGTTCCATCCTCAACATCATTTACATGCAGAAATAATTTATCAAAAACTGATGAACACTATGCTCAATTAGTTGCCGAAAATACAGATGAGATTTTTAGATCTGGACTTGGAATTCCTTATTTAGAAGGAATAACTAAACATTCGTCTACATCTCCAAGTTCTGTCAGTGGTATAGGAAGCTTCGTCAGGTTGCCAAATATAAAACAATTTAATGATTTATTATACAATCCAGATGGGGCAACAATTGATTTCTGGGTTCACACTCCTAGCATCTCTTCCATAGCTGGATATGATAAAGACAATGTATCAAGTATGTTTAGACTAGTGTTAGCTAACGAGAATACAGGGGGAGAGGCAACTGCAACAATAAATTCAACTGGTAATAATTTGGGAACTCAATCTGTCAGAGGATTTGTAATGGGGTTCTCAAGAGATGATAGAATAACTAAGGAAACTCAACCTAGTCTTTCCCCTACAGATAATCAGGTGTCTAACTCTGTATTCTTTATAGCACCAACGCAATCCACAAGTCTGTCATCTGTAAACTTTATAAGATCATCATTTTATGATTCAGACGATTGTTACTCTGGTTACAAGAACTTAAGTATGATTCAAAAAATTAATGACTCTACCACAGATAAATATTTTTCATCTTGCGGAAATAAATTCTGTCATGTTGTTGTAACTTTTGATCCAAAGAAAGATGAAATAAGATTTTACTTAGACTCTACTTTAACAACGACATCCTCATTATCGGAAGTGTTTGGAATAGAAAAATACAAGATGCCAAACATCCCAACCTTTAAAAAGAATAATAGTTTTAAATACTCATCAAATAATTTGAACCCTGATGCCCCTGATGTTATCAAATCTGGTCCTGGATTAGACACCTATTTTACTCCTTGGATAGTTGGTGGAGGATATACCGATGGTATGTTTAACTATGGTAACTTTATGGGAACTCAATATGGTGGAATAAAAAGTGGATTAAATGGATATTTAGGTAGCTTAAAGTTCTATTCTAGACCTATAGATCCAAGTGAGGTAGTAGATAATTATAATGCTCACAAAGGCTTCTTTGAGAACATAGACATCACTAATTTATAAAATGGCCCTAAATCAAGAAGTAAATTTATACGGAATTAATCCAGCTAAAGATTCTAGTTTTAATACTAAGACAAAAGGGAAGTCTTTCTATGGATTTAATTATCCCATCAGTAACACTGATGGGGGAAAATTTCTTAAAAAATCTTCTGGCTTAGAATTAATAATTTCTAATTTAAATCAGCTACTGACAACGAATAGAGGCGAAAGAGTTATGTTGCCTAATTTTGGAACTAATTTAAAAAATTATCTGATGGAACCGTTAGATCAATTATTATTAAGCCAAATTAGACAAGAAATATTAGAGTCTGTTGAAGCTTATGCAACTAATGTAGAGGTTAATAAAATTCAAGTCTTCCCGTCTGATAATATTGATCTTAACGGAGGGCATGCTTTGTATATTAAACTTTTTTGTAGTATTAAAGAAAATGAAAATCTTTCTTTTGAAGTTAAAGTGAGAATATCATAATGAAATTTAAAGGCACTGTAGAATCAGATTTTTTAAAATTATTAAACATAGACGAACAAGAAAAGTCTAATTTAATAAATTATTCCGCGCAAGATTTCACAACTTTAAGAGATTCATTAATAAATTATATTAAAGCAGTTTATCCTTTAGATTATAATTATTTTTCAGAATCTGACTTCGGCATGATGTTGATTGAGTTGGTGGCATACATGGGTCACATCATGTCATATAAAGCTGATTACTTAGCTAATGAATCATTTCTTTCAACTGCAAGATCTAGAAATAGTGTTAAAAAACTTTTAGAGCTTATTGGAATAAGAATGAGAGGTCCGATAGCTGCGGCGGCCAATGCAAAAATAACTTTAAATTCCGATCCTGGTTGGGTGTCAGCATCTAGACTTAAAGTGCCTGCACAAAATAGAGTTATAACAATAACATCACCAGAGGATGGAAATCCTATGAGCTATACTTTGTATAAAGTTTCTGTTGACGGTGATATTGACATGGCTGATAGCTCAGGGGACATTACAATTTATGATTCAGAAAAAGCATCTTCAACTGTTGTGTCTAGCTTAGTCATTCTTGAAGGATCCTTGGTAGTTGAGACTGGAATTTTCTCAGATACGGAATCATTAAAATCTGTTGTTCTTCAAAAAAATCCAGTCATTGAAGGGAGCATACAAGCATTTGTCACTGGGCAGGGGTCTACAAGTGGACAGTATTTAGAAGTAGAGAATTTGTTCTACGCTTCAAGCGGTGATGAAAAAATATTTCAATCACTGTCAGACGATGAAAGGAGAGTTACTGTAGTTTTTGGAGATAACAATTTAGGTAAAGTTCCTCTAAATGGTGATTCATACACAATTATTTACAGAGTTGGTGGTGGAACTAGAGGTAACATTTCAAAAAGTTTAATTAATGCGGAGCTTCCTTGCGTATTTTACACAAATTCCTCATCAGAGGGTATTAACATTGATTCAACAATTGAAAATACATCCAAAGCTACTGGGGGTGCTAATGCTGAGACAATAGAGCATGCAAAGAAATATGGCCCACTTAGATTTAGATCACAGGATAGATTAGTAACATTAAGTGATTATAAAGCATTTGTAAACTCATTTATAACCTCTTACGGATCAATCGGAAAAGCTACAGCAGTTACTAGAAGAGCATTCTCATCTGCTAATACTATAGATATTTATGTCTTAGAAAAGTCTGATGATATACAACTTAGAAAAGCTACCCCAGAATACAAGAGGCAAATACTTCAGGCCATAGAACCAAAGAAAATGATTACAGACGATATAGTCATAGTAGATGGGTTGATAAGAACTTTAGATTTGATTATATCAATAAGAATAGATAAGAAATACGAGTCAATAGAAAACAGCATAAAAACTAAAGCTAGATTGAAAATTTTAGAACATTTTAATGTTGATAATATGGAATTTGGAAAAGAATTCAATCCTCAACAATTACTATATAAATTGTTTGAAGTGAACGAAATAAGGTATGCTACCGTCGATAATGCGCCAGGGGTCATAAAAGTTCAATTTAATGAGATAGTGCAACTGAACAACTTTACATTAAATATAGTATATGTCTAGTCCTATTAAATTTATAGATGCTCGTCCTTATCATAAATCAAATTATGATGAGGCTGTTAAATATTTAATTCCAAAACTTTATTATGAAAATGATGAAAAATTAGGTGAGAAAGAGATAGACATATTAGATCAAATAATAAACACACATTTAAAAATCATCGGTAATATAAGCTCGATAATAAATATCGACCCAGTTGAAGATACTCAATTTAGTGCAATAAATACAGCAGAAGGAATAAGCCAATTTTTTGTAAAACAAAATAATTTATTAGATTTAGATTTAAATGATTTTGAAAAGAAACTTTTGTTACCTTTAAATAAATCATTAAAAGATTTTAGAACTAAAGAACAATTTTCTGATTTTATTGAATATACTTTTTTACCTGGAACTAAGTTGAACTTTCCAACTCTTCAGTTTGATGGGTCACAACCTAGTGCCAATCACATATATTTAATAAACAATTTATCTTGGTTATATTTTTTAAATATATCAGAAGATTTTTATCCACCTAATGGAATATATCTAGATTACAATCCTTCAGCATATGTTAAAGATCTATTGGTGGAAAAGATATACATGGGCAAACCAATATACCCAAATGATGGCATAAAAGGATTAACTACTTATATCTGGAAAAACTACAACAGCCAAGCATATGAGTGTTCAACTTGGAGTTCATTAGGTATTTTACCTGATAACTATTCACCTGACGATGCTGATGTAAATGATATTTATACAAGTGGAAGCTTACAACTAGAAAAACTTAACACACTAATTGATGTTATTTACTCACCATTAAATATTGATAATGGTGACACTAGAGTAAAAGATGCTATTGATGATTATTTAGAAAATTCTTACTTAATAAATAAAGCTTCTTCTTTTGGTCCATTTAAAAGACTAATTAAAGCATTTTCTTTTGCTTTCGCGGATTATTCTAATAAAATAGACGATATTGAAATATTAAGTGATATCAACAAATGCCCTGACGAATATCTCCCACTTCTTGCAGAACTTATTGGGTGGAAATTATTCGGGGCAGATCCAGACAGATGGAGACTTCAAATATCTAACGCAGTAAATATCTATAGAACAACTGGGACTAAACAATCAATACAGTTTGCGGTAGATGCCATTTTAGGGCAAGAAGTTTTCGATATTAGTTCAAACGTATCAGAGTTATGGGAATCTTACATACCTAATTTGATATATTATTCTTTAGCAACAGAATCATCCTTATTAGAGAATTTTTCAACTTGGACACAAGATAAATCCATAAGCTTTGATATAAATCAATACAATACATCTAGTATGGATGAGAATATTAGATTGTGCGTTGATAGAATATTATATGATATTTTTAAGACGTATCCTAATGACTTCATATTAGACGGCTCATCATTCCCCATGGACTCGTCTAGCTTTGTATTTAATTACAGAGGTAGAAATTATCCAATACCTCCATTTGAAGAATATCCGTATTATCTAAACACAAGAGTCAGTCCAGAGATGCTTGACACGCTCGCAGACAGAATGGCGTGTTTTGGAGTGCCGTCAGAATTTTGCATACAAGTTGTAAATTATATAAAAAGTAAAATATACTTTGGAGCATCAAGTAGTTTTTACCCTAGAAAAGGCTTGTTGATATTTACTGACGCACCGGAATATCCCCCTAACTGGGATTCTGTCATTTACAATGCAGTTAACGATAAATCTAAATACCTATCTTTGTGGAGTGGGAAATCATCACATTTCAAAGTAGTTGTGCAAGCGTCAAGTTTTGATTTCACAAAAATGTCTCTAGAGGCTGATTCAAGAGAATCCTTGTTAATAGCAAGTAGGGTCGCACAACAGTTCTCCCCAGCGCACTCAATACCAAATGTAGGAGCAATAATAAGTGATTCAGATACTTACGATTTAATTGAATCTATAAATTCAAGCAAAATTAGATTTGAAAGGGTTGAATCGGCAGAACTAAAAACTTCAAGCACTGCTGGATTTTCTAGGTATGCTACATCAGCCATAGCGATGAAAACTTATAAGCGTGGTATTACCCCTAGTTCAACAGCGACATTCTTTAGGGATGATATTAATTCTTTAGAAAAAACATTGGTTAATCCAGACTCTTCAGTTTCAGGTGATTTATCAAGAAGATCTCACAGAAGAAGAAATTTAAAAAATATAATTCCAAAAGATGGTTATTATGATAGAACTGGGTTTAATATGCCAATATCTCCACAAGATTATACTGCAAATCAAAATGATTTTATGCCTCTTGGGTTGATACCATCTTCATTAACTTATGTGCCTATAACTGATTACAAAAATTTACCAGCCATCTACGAGAGGTGCGAAAATTTAAATTCATCAAACATTTTTAATGGCATAGCAGTCAGTAATACATATCCTGTAAGAGGATGGAAACCTTCTATATATAATTAAGTATGGTAAATTTAAATTTTAATGTTTTAGGAATAAACAATATAACTTCTGATTCAACTCAGAGGTTTACTTGCGTTACTTCAGATGGAAATTCTTTGTATTTAGGAAGTGAGAGCACTAACTCGATAGGGCATGTTTGGAAATATTCAAATAACTCATGGTCAAAGATAACTGGTAATTTAGAAAACGAAAATTTAAAAGCAATAACTTCTTTAATAATTAAGAAGGGTGTATTGTATGCTTCAACTGGTGGTAGTGCTCAGACTGCATTTGGGACATTTAAAGATGGGCAAGTCTGGAGTAACTCTAATGGTAGTTGGAATAAAATTTTGGATGATAATGGTTATACTTCTTATTTAAGAAAATTAATAAAAATAAATGATAACTTATATACGGCTGGAACTTTTATTTACGTTTTAGAATACAAAAATAATAGCTGGAATTTTGTTTATAATGGATTTTCTGATATACAAAATATGATCTTTTTTATTGATCTAGAGACTGATGGAACTAATCTTTTTGCATGTGGAACTGGATTAGGAAAAAATTCTGTAAACATATTAAAGTATAACGGATCAACTTGGGATACTGCTACAGCTAATGAGGTTTTAGGGGACACTAATAATGATGTTATTGTAAAATTGTGTTGGTATAATGGAAAACTTTATGCTGCAACTTACAATGAAACTACAGGAACTCAAATACATCTAATAAATTCTGATAAGACAACAACCAAAATAAACACAGATGGATTCGGAAGTAGGAACAACTACACAACCTCTAACATGAAAGTTATAGATGGAAATCTTGTAGTGTCCACAGAAAATAATTTTGGTGCTGAGATTTGGGCTTATAATCTAACCGATGGTTGGGTGAAACAAACTGTAAGCACAAACATTAAATATTTATCTTACTTGATTGAATCTGCTGGTGGTAAGAATTATGTTATAGGGAAAGATATTTTAAAACTAGAATCTGATTCTACTACGGTTGAATATCAAACTGCTAGACAAAGGATATTTAAAGATATCCCATTTTGGCCTGAAGGTGGATTGGGAGCAGTTCCTATAGGTATAAATAAATATAAATTTTTTGGTGGAAATAATAAAAACACCTTAATAACTCAAGGGCCATTAACCGATCCTTTAAAAGTTTTTTCAAATAATAGTATATTGCAGAACAGTTATACTAGTGGAACTCTACCATCTCCCGTAACTATAACTCATAATATAAATTCATCTAGCATTCAATTTAGTGGTGATGCTAATTTACCGGGAGTATGGACAGAACGACTAAATCATGATAGTTCAGAGACAGATCCTTACGTAGCATTCCCTGCTTGGCAAGATTATATTGTATCATCTAATTTTGATCCGAGAGGACCTGATCAAATAATAGGACAATTTTATCTAAAGTTTCCACAATATTTTAATGCACTGCATTTAGGAATAATACCAAAAGGTCCGCACCGTGGTAAAGTTGTAATGATGAACTCGATACCAGCAGTAGGCATCGTATCCTCTCTAAGTGCTACAAATCCTAATATTCCTTGGTCATTCCAATCTTGGTCTATATACGACCCGTCTCCTAGTGCTGGAACACCTGAGAGACCTAGGTTTTTAAATTATCTATTACCAATATCTCCAGTTGAAAATTTTTCTGGTGTTATTGGGCTTGGCACATTTAACACACCTCCATTTAATTATTATCCAGGGCTAAATCCTATTACGTTCTCAGAGGATGCCCCAGGGGTTTTTGCAAATCTATTCTGTGGTGGTCATACATGGAGTCCAAGTGGGGACTGGATAGTTGCAGGAGGGAGTAAGTGGGGATTTAAATATTTTTATGGCGGTGCGTCTTGGGCAGATCAGAGAACTTATTCTTGGAATCCAGCGGCACCAGGAAGTTTTAAATCAGGACCAATTAGTGGAACTGACATTGTTTCTTCATTAAGTAGTTATTCTCACTATTCTTCCGCTGGCAGTTGGACTAGAGGTCCAAATCTAAATATACTAAGATGGTATCCTACAGTAACTCATTATCCTAATGTTACAAGGACTTCAAATCTTAGTCATGCATTAGTTTTGGGTGGAGATTCAACTCTTACAGATTATCCAAATATAGCTTATGACTCTTATGAATCATTAGTAATAAGTTCTATACCTACATCATCTAATCCTGGATTTGGATTAGATGTTTATAATGGAAGCTCATTGTTTGATGGGCCTAGCGATAGGCAGATTAGTTCTTTGTATGTAGTAACCCCATCATTAGGTGTGACTGGAGTAACTCCTCTTTGGAATGATAGTTTTTATTTTTATCCTAGAACTTTTGTGACCTCTGCTGGTTATGTTACTTTTGCAGGAATGACTCATAGGAGTTCGTTTCTCCCAAGCCATGACACAAGTGCTGGCACATGGTCTTCTACTATCGGGCATGATGAGGGGGGAGTAGGAGTATACGATAAATATAGACACTATGGAACTTCATTTAGAATGCCAAATATAAATGGAATACATGTTGATACATTCTACAGAATTGGAGGAGCAGATCTAAACAAAGATCCAATTACCGGAGAGGTTGATACGACAAAAGTAGATGTCTTAACTGTGTCAAGTAATACAGCACAATGGAAATCCGCACCTGAAACTTGGTATGCAAGAACTAATGGAAATGCTGTAATTTTGCCAGATGCATCAGTGTTTTCAGTTGGAGGCGAAGAGCTTATGACAGATAGGTTTATGGCTAGAACCTCACAAGCCTCGCAGCCTTTTCAGTATTGGATGCACCCTGTATTATTATCAGATCATCACGTTCAAAGTAATTTATTAGCTTGGGCCAATGTGTCATCTTTAGTTGACCCACACGATTTAGTCCATGATGAACACGAACATGGAGTGATAGACACTTCCATGGGGGATGACATACATCCACTAGATGTATTAGTTAAAAATTATTATGATATATCTGAAACTGGATCTGAAGAAAGTGTCCCAGATCCTTTAAACCCAGTAAATTCAATCGGATGGTTTAGACATTTAATACCAGAAATTCTAAATCCAGAAACTTTACAGTGGGAACAATATGATTGGGCGAAACATAAATCTTGGAGAGACTATCACTCTGCTGCAATATTACTACCAGACGGAAGAGTTTTAATAAGTGGAGGAGAAAATAGACATAATTCATTAAATGGCTATATTGAAAACGGGATAGGATATGATTATGAAATATTTTCTCCTAAATACTTAAGACCAACACAAAACGAAAACGATAATTACGCTAGACCAACGGGAGTAGGGATGGTTAGTGCCACCTATAATTCTGATCCTCAAGTTGAATGTTGCGATTTGGATTACGGTCAAACTTACGCTCTCTCTTGTAATTATATAAGACCACATATAAAATTAGAAAAGGTTGTATTTATGGCACCTGGAAGTGTAACACATCATACTTGTTACAATCAAAGGTATTTTGAAGTAGAAGTTACAAAAGTAAGTGATACAAAATTAGAGTTTACTTTGCCTTCTAATTGTTACACACTCCCCCCTGGGTTTTACATGGTTTTCGCTATGACTAATCAAAAAATTCCAGCAGAAGCTATTTGGATACGAATTAAAACACCATAATCATGAATTATTATGATAATTTAACTTACAAAGATATAGCAGTTTCTCAAAATGAAACTGATTCTTGGAAATTTTATATACGTAATAGTTCCGGTAGCCCAATAGATTTAAGTTCAGCTACAACATCATCCTTATATTATACTTTATATGTATATTCTTCTGAAGAAGAGCAGAATGTAGATACAAAATTATTTGAAATAGGTGGATTAATAGTAAGTGCTTCGAATGGTGAGCTTCAATTTACTTTTAATCCTCAAATACATACTGCTACTTTTGGTGAGTATTATTATTCTTTAGATGCGGTAAATACTAACTTCCTTAAATCTCAACTAGCCTCTGGAAAATTTAAGATAACATCAGGATCTAGAGGAACATCAGCATTAGATTGGAAGCCTGATGCGGTTAGCGGGTCACTAGGTCAAGTATTCTCCATAACTAATACGTCAGGGGTATACCACTATGCTGGTGGTCCTGTGTATAAAGATAATACTTCAGGAGTAACATTAGTATTTGCAAGAGCGGAAGAAGGATATTGGGCTTACAATGACGTTAGTAATGTTGACGCAACTAGGCCAGGAGGTTGGCTAGGGTCTATAAGAATTCAAGTATCTTTAGATGATGGTAATACCCTATACGATTGCGGAAAAATAATAACATCTCAAGTATCTTCTAGCCCTACAGGGTCAGCTTCTGGTCCTGTATTTATTGCCGATACATTAGCTAATGTTGCTTTTGCAACTAAACGAGACGATTATCTTTATGTTTATTATACCACTGACAAAAATGGTATAACTTCAGATGACTATGCAGCGTTGTGTGTTGCAAGAGCATCTTATTCATCTGTAATAGAATCTGCTTTAAACAAAACAGTTTGCCCTTGGAGCAAATATTATGATGGGTCATTCAGTCAGCCTGGATTAAATGGATCAGCAACTAATTTAATAACTGGCTATTCGTTAGGAATTTTAAAGCATATTACGGGTTTTTATTCTCCTCAATTACAAAAAACTGTTATAATTTTTAATTCTTCACAAAGAACTATTGATAATAATTTAGTTTTTATAAAATCTGATCAGAGTTTTGATTCTTTATTTGCAATATATTCTGATGACGGCATAACTTTCAGCTATCCTCACAAGTTAAAATCAATGGATGCTGGATTGAGGTATTTCTCATTCGTTGGCCCAGAGACGTATTTAGGTATTGGATCTGAATCCCTCATTGGATATTCAACTTCGGGATATTGGGGAGACTGGAGAAATATTTCAACATCTAGATTTGCAATATCTTCTCTAACTTCAGAAAGCCCTGAATTATTTACAGGATTTTCTGTGGGGCAATACGCAGTTCCATTTAAAATAAGTAAAACATTAGATAGGGGTCAGCTTCATCCATATATGGCTACTTTGCATTACATAATGGAGCAGGCTAAAATCCAAGAGGCATCTGCATATTATTATCAAAATCCAAGTGCTCTAATAGCTTTTGGCAAGTGGAAGAACGTCCTACAAAGTTATGCAAATAGTTCTACAGAGCTTAGTGGAAATTACCCAGATTCATTTGATGATTATTTGAATTATGAATTAGGAAGAGATATTCATAAATTTTACAATTACTATACCAAATATTTTAATAGACATAAAACATCCCCGGTAATTATGGACATGGACGGACCCATGATTACTTCTCATGCACTAGGTTCTTTAATTTATAATTCTAAATTTGATAATAGAGGATCTTTAACAGCATCTAATCCTAATTTTATAACTACTAATCTTAGTAGCGTTTATGATTTTAGAGTTGGATCTGGAGTATTCTCTTCCTCAGGTATTTCATCTGGAACGTATGTAGCAAGCTCAATACTCAATTATGGTTCCTCAATTAATGAATATAGGAATTCTGGAATATTAGATCATATAGAATTGTGTCAAACTTCAGGATCTAGTCCTAATAATTTATTTTCTTTAATTGATATTAACTATAGTGGTAAGCCGTTATCTACTAGAAATAAATTACTAAATGATAATGTATTAATTAGACAAGTTTCCAACGATGGATTTGGAAGAATAATTTTTGATATAAGTAAATATACGATAAACAATCCTTTGTATGGGGTATCTAAAAATTTCTTACTACCAGAGCATCAATTTCAATTTTCTATAAAAACTTTAATATCTGATTTTAATGGTCTTAGACTTGGATATGGTAACATTGGGATATGGATTCACACTAAGCCAGAATCAAATCATGTATGGTCGTATGTGCCATCTACTGGGTGGGTTCAGCACTCAGCAAGTGGCATTACTAAACAAGATGTTTTAGCAAAATATTCTCACATATTCTCATTACCTAAATTAATTAGAGAAAAGCCTGGGGAAGATCCGTCAAAATTTATATGCTTAAATTATCTTAATAAAGATAATCCTAACAGAACCAATGACGTAATGGCGTCTTTTCTAGAAGAAAACTTCAGCGAATTAAAAATTAAATTCAATACTCTTAATAAATCTTGTGATTTTAGGCTTATACCATCAAGAGATTACGCTGACCAGATTAGCACTGATGTCCACAGAGTGGATCAAAACTATGTGATTGAAGTGTTTACAATTCCAAATCCTACAGATAAAAACTTTACATTATTCTACGATGTTAATATGATTGATTTGACACTGAACAAAATGTCCAAACCTTTTGTTACAGGAATAAAAAATGGATCTCATTTTGGAGAAATTTACAGTAAACAATTTAGAGTTGATCTTTCTAAAGAACATATACTAAATATAATTAAGTATTTTAACCAGATTGCGGGAGCTTATCAATCATCTAAAATTGATAACTTTAAAGGTTATGCAAGTAGAGTTGCAAGCTCCACATCTGGAATTTACGAAGTCAGTGGTGGAAGCAGAATAAATTATGTCGAAGATCCTTACTGGGGCGGAATTAATTTAAACAGTAGAAATTTAAACGAAATAGTATCTATTATAAACTAATACAATGTTTGTAGATTTAGCTGGACAACATATTGCTGATATAATGACAATGAATAGATCGTTGTCAGGTATTCCCTCTGCATCTGCCATATTGGATACTTCCAATTATACTTTTCAAGCTATCTCATACGGAAAAGATGCTGATGGATTTAGGAATCATGCACATGTAATATTATCCCCCTCTTCTGATGGGATCATAAAAGTCATTTCTTATCAAAGTTCATCCTTCTCTGGGTATACACCTCTAGAAACGGCAAAAGCTCTGAATACCTATGATCTATATCCAGCATCTCCCACACCCATGGACATTAGACTGGAATTAAAATCCACCCTCCCTAATTATTCAGGAATAAATTTTGACCTAGGGCAATGTCTAAATACTGCTATAAGTCAATCTTTATCTTCATATTCTCATTTGATAGGATGTTTCCCTGCGGCAAGTGGATCTACGTATAAGATATTTACGTCATCTAATGAACTTATAGTATCTGGAATCACTGCTTCTAGTATGTATAATTTAAATGGCATAATGGATATTTCTGGATTTTTAACTTTTAATTCTTTTAGTCTATCCCAAAATAAAACTTATTATACTGAAACAGTTAGTGAGCCTAGTTCGTTTAAATTTGGAGTCATAAGGTCTGCGGAATCGGACTTTCCATTAGCGGTCGATTTGAAATGGATATTACCCTCGGGCGAGTGTGGAACTTTAAATTTGTTTGGGGGAGTCTATCACCTAGGTCTTTGGTGTCTAGATATTAAATCTATGTTAAAAGAAGGTAACATGCCACCCTACTCTTTTAATCCACTAAATAATGTAAGAAGATATAAATTATTCTGTAAAAAAACATTTAATAGGGATCTAACTTATTACCCAGAAAATGATGCTTTTAAAGAATTATTTGAAAATTCATCCACGGGGTGGGATACCTATGGTGGGATAGTATTAAATTGGAAAATAAGGTTTGTTTAGCATGAATTTAAGTTTTATAGAAGAACTGGATGTCAAAGGTCATTTAACCATATCTAAGCTGCATAACGATGGCAGAGAGGAGGTGGTATTCGATGATCATAATATAATTGTATCTGGAATGGGTGTTGCATTATCTCATTTATTTGCTCTGTCAGGGTCAACATCAGTTTTGGATTATCAAATAGATAGATTCCAAATTGGTGTTAGTGGTGCAACAGCTTTGGAAACTTATTCAAGAACATCTCTTAGCGGACCATTAACATCTATAGTTGAGTATGGATCGGATGGTAATGTGGTGGCTACATCAGGCTATCAATTAATTAATAATGCTGTAGTTGCTAATCAAACTTGGTATGGATTAATACCAGATCAAAATGTTACAAGAATAGATGATACGACAGTAAGATATACTATTCTTTTAGATGAAAATTCTTGCAATGCAGAAAACATTATAAGAAATTCTAATCAAATGTCTATAAATGAAATAGGATTGTTTATACGAAATGTAAAAAACAATGATCCAACAGCACCAATATTAGTAGCATACAGACATTTTGATGAGATAAAGAAAACAACAGATTTCTCTATTATTTTTAGATGGAGTATAAACTTCTAATATGTTCCTTAAAGACGACATTTACACCTCTAGTGGCACCACGAAACTTTATCATTGTTGGACTGATAAAGTAACTAAATTTGACTCCAGCTCATTCTATAATTGGGAGCAAGACAACCTTCCAATTTATGATTTAGATGAAAGAACTAATTTTCTTTGGGAACAATTAGGCTACCCTACATCATCAATAGGGGGTGTCGCTTTAGTTGTTTCTGCTGATGCATCTGATAATGATGTTGCGTGTAATAAAAATATATTTAGAACTGTAAGCGCAGCTATTGAGGCACTACCACAATGTATAAATTTTCCTGTATTAATTGAGATAGCTAACTTTGGAAATCTTGGTGATATAGTAATAAGTAATAGAAGATTTGGACCAAATGGATCCTTAGAAATTATAAATAGAAATTTTGCAAGGCAAGAAAATACTTTTGCAAGTGGTGTGAGCAATTTTGAAGGATTAATTCCACCACTTGTTGGAGTTTCTTCTACTGATGCGAATAACACATTTTTATACCTTTCATCTATACAAGCTAATGCTGGATATTATGATTCATCATCAATAAAAATGTCACCCCTCCAAGGTTTCCTTGATGCCAGCTGTATTTCAATCTCAGCCGCAGTATTTAGTGGCACAAGAGATTCTAGACTATCAGGGACAGGCACATCTAGTATACCTTTAAATGCTTATATATCAGTTACTAAATCAGGAGGAAACTATAACAGAGCAACTTTAGTTATAGATGATTTTAATGATATACAGCCTTACGGATCAAATAATTATGATTTAAATTTTAAATCATATGATTTAAATCCAGACAGTTTTGAAAATATACAATATAAAGATGCTAGCACATTAAACTTTTTTAATAATGAATTAATATTTACAAAAAATAATTATTCAATACCTTATGATCCTTTAGTTTTCTCAGATTACTCTGCGTATAATGGGTTATATTACGGAAATAAAGCAAATAAAATTTTTATAAATAATTGCGATGGAAAGATATTCATAAGAAACTTTTTCGTGTATGGTGGGGGTAGACTAAAAGAAGGTAACAATTATGGAGTCGAAGTAAATAATTCTCCAAATGTTTATTTGGAGAATATGGTTGTTACAAAATTTAGAAAAGCTGGGTTTAATTTCAATAACTCTCGGGTCACTCTTCTACGCGGGTGTGTAGCAACAAGAATATATGATTATGACTCAAGCGGATTTAGAAAAACTGATGATTATGAAAACAAGAGAAAATTTTTAACATTTAATACATCCTCATCTCTCTTGTATGATGACCCGGCAGCAGGACTGCTCGCTAATAATTCCAATATTACTATATCATCTACTGATGCATGGGAACTCCCAATGCTATCACAGTTCTTAAATCCCGTCCTACAACCTAGTGCGGCATTCTATATTCCAAATTATTATATATTTGAATTTACAAAAAATGCTAATGGAATTATATTAAACAATTCTACGCTAGAAGGTGGAAAATCTTTAGATACCTTAAGAACTTATCCTACCTTGTATGAAATAACTTTGGACTCGGCACACAATACAGGTATAGGATTAGTATCTAATAACTCTAAAGTTTCAATAGATGGAAAAATTAGATTTATAGAAAATCTTTTTGGTGCTCAATTTAATAACAGTTTATTTGAATATGACAGAATTGCTTGTATAGCAAATCAGAAACAAGCCATATCATCGTATAATTCAAAAATAATTTATAATAAAAACTTTACTAAAAATCATGTTGGAGGTAGTTTGTGGTTTGAAGATTTTACAGCTCAGTCATGGTTTGTTAGAAATGGTCAACATTTAGTTTTAAATAATTCAATAATGATGCCAGTTACAGCGTCATCAATGGAAGAAAACTATGGTGTAATTTCTTTCCAAGACAGTATGGGAAAATTGATTGGTCTTGGGGCTACTGAGGGGTTAGGTGTCTTGGAAGGGGTAAGATTACAAAATAACTCAGACGCTGTATTAATATCTCCACAATTTGAAAGATCGAACACTTATTCCATACAAAGTGGAGGAGATCCAGTCTTCTCTAAGAAAGGATCAGAATTATTAATAACAAATAACTCTAAAGCCACTTTGAAAGGAACTAGGTATTTTTGCACAAAAGCAGTAGGTCCAACAACTTATGGAAACTCTAAACCTCTAATAGCATTGTGTGCCGATAATAATTCTATGCTTCAGATAAATGGACCCACTGCTGTAGTCCAGTTTGGAGTTGGGATGATGGCAGATTCTAATTCTAAATTATTATTATCTGCCCCTAGACAATTATTAGATAATTCTTTAGACATTAGCTCTATCAATTTATCTCACGGTGGAAATCATACTGCTGTTGAAATTCATAGTATACGAACAGGAATTGTAGCAAATAATAATTCTATATTTGAAGCTAAAGATCTTGGATCATTTATAACTTCATGGGAGAGGAAATCTACAGTAGGTCTTGGTTTTAGCGGATGGGTAGGAATATCCTCCCTATCATCAGTGACCAATCTGAGACCTGAGTATTATTACAATGCTCTTGACACTGAAATGTATACCAGCGCAGGAAGTTTACAATTTTATCCAAATCCAATCGCTAGGGTAGATACTAATGGTTATATTGGAAGTATTAAAGGAGTAAATCAACTCCCTAACCAATCTAATTTAAGTAATAAATTATTTACTTATGATTCTGCTTACGGTAATTACTTCCTATTGGCTAATAATAATAATCCATTCATTCAAAATGGTGTTTCTTCATTTAGTGGATTAACTCATGGTGGTGTTTGCGTAAGAGTATTAAATAACAGTATAGTTAATATAAAAAATGTAAATTTCCCATGTGGCTACTGGAATGCATCAGCACCTTACTATGATGGGACTTTAACTATTTCTACCTCAAGCGCACCATATAAAACATTTATATGGAATATCTCAGATGACTCACAATTTAAAGCATCTTACATATCTGTGAGTTCGCTGTTCCCTAGACTAGCAGGATATAATGGACCATTAGGCTTCTGGGGTAGTGGTATAAATGCAAGCTCCCTAAACTATGGGCTACCTTCATCAACGCCAGATACCAGCTCATTATCAATTTTAGATTTGTTTGGAGCTAATCCATCATCCACTGCATATAGTGTAAGTTCTCATAAAAACTATGGACCATTTAGACTATATTTATCAGTGGATCCTATAGTTAATTCATTAGTGGATGTTGCTACTTTGTCTGGGTATGGAATTATACCTCAACTGTATTCCCAAGGATATCAACCATCTTCAGATCTACTTTGCAGTGGATCTCCAAGTTCTTTATACTTAAACGCACTACAAAGGAATTCATTGGGTAGTATTGTTCCATCAGGTTATTACTACAGCAAAGATATAGTATCTAATCCATACAATGCCAGAATAGTTTTTGATGAGTCCGCTGCTGAGACATTTGCTAATGCCAAGCACTGCGCATCTAGCAAATCTAATCTAGCAAAAACTGTAAATATTTATTATCCTTATCACGGTGACAGTGGGGGTATAATAAAGTTTGGAGACTCCGCGATTTTATATGGATTAGGATCTTTAAATATATTTGATCCAGAAACAATAGGTTAATGTATGAGCACTAATTTTACTTTTAAAGATAGTCAGTATAGATTCACTGACCCGATAAGATTTTTTAAAGCAAACGATCCAATTTATTATGAAGTTGATAATATACCTCTAAAACAACTTCAAGAAAACGATCTTTGGTTAAAAGATCAATTAGGTAATTTTAAAATAGATGGTGGAATATCTAGAGAAAATTTTGATGAACTCCGCCCCTACACAGAGGGAGTTGATAATACTATTAAAGTAAAATCAGGTAGATTTTCTGCTAGAATAAACGATGCATACAATCTGACAGTATTGCAAGTAATAATTAATATATTAGGTAACACTCCCGAATTTAATGTGTGGCTAGCAGGGGGAGCCATAGCTCCAGGTATAGTAGACATCATAAATAGATTTAAAACAACTGTTCAATTAGATCTAAACGGCTTGGCAGAAAGAACATTTACTTGGCCTTCGGTGGCCCCAAGACTCGGAAGTAATTTAATAAGTAATTCTCAGCCAGTATTAGAGTTTATTCCAGGACCAGATGGCTTGTATGGTCAGCCTCAATACCCAGGCGTGGGCGCGATCCTTTGGAATTCCATAGACACCCCAGCTATAATTAATGGTGTGCCCTCACTAATTGGGACAGAGAGCTTTCAAGAATCTGTTAGAAAATCATATGTGATAAGGCAGCAAGACGATGGAACCACCGAAATAGGGTTCTCTAGATTAGGCGCAGCAGAAACAGCGTTTATAAAGAGATGGAGAGGTGTCGCTAGAACCGCCATAGTGGATGTCCCAGAAGAACTCAGCATTGAAGTTCCTGAGTTTAATCCAGAAGATTATTTCTACATAAACGCATCTGGAACTAGAGTTCCCTTAGATGCTAACCAAAGAATTGACTTACTATTTATTTACTCTAAGCCAATTGACGTTAGTTCTACTACGGTTCAAAAATTTGTAAATAACAATCCAACCACTATAACTAAAGCCGAACTAGGATTGGTTCATGGTGCTGGATTAGGAGTTAACTTTAAATCTTTTGGCCCAATAAGAATACAGGAAGTATTAACTCCTTTTGGATCAGAGAAGGGTCAATATCTAGATGCTGATTACAGCACACTAGAAGACGGAACCATAAAGATGCTAGCGCATCCTGGCGATGCTTCTGGTATTAATACTGGATTTAACATTTCAGGAATATCTGTCAAGGGCTCGTTCCCGTCCCCAGATGATTTAATGAATATCAATCCTCTTTTGGATACTACTCTTGATGCCAGTAGCTATGCATTGATTGGGCAAACTGTATTACCGATTGCATACATAGTTGTTAAGAAGAACGCATCTAAAAATTCAAATAACATAAACATCATTACAGCTAATGATGTTATTGATATTAGACCATTTTTTAGAACAACTGAGCTTACTTACAATGAAAGAGCTGGGTTAGCAGCAGCAATACCAGCCCCATCCTTAGCTAATCCAGTGGTCACTCAAGCAGAACTTGGATATGAGATAAATAAAGTATTAACTAGAATTCCTACGGCTCCGCCAGATACTGATGGAAGATTTCCAAGAGTGGTCCATTCAAATATAATTCAAGGAGGGTGGGCATTCGGAGTTGAAGGTGCTTTGTTAAGTTATGTGATGCAAAAGTTCCCTACTTTAACTAGAGATCAAGCTATTCAAAGAGTTGCTCAAGATTATGCTCTCCCTAGAGTGGAGCCTTATCCAGACTGGGACAATGCTATTTGGTGCCAAACAGGATTGCCCTATCCGGGTGAAATGCCTAATGATAAAATAAATTATCATGCGTTTAAAATAAATTCTCTTGGTCCAAAAGACGCAAACAACCTTCCAAGGTATAAATATTCAGCTTATTCAAACAGAGAACTAAATCAACAATTAAAGAGATTTGGAACTAATCCCATAATAAATGATAACGATGCTTTTAGAAATTTTGCGGCGTCGTATCCATATAATACTGATGGGCAAGCAACTATTGATGGATTAGTTAATATGTTATTCGTAAGAAAGAAAATTAATTTGGATAGGTCGAGAGTCCCTTGGATGTGTGATTATAATGTTAATGTGCAATTTTTGAACTGCACTCCATTAACTTGTGCCACAGTAGGAAAGGGATTCGGAACAGGAAAGTATACTGAAGCTCTCGCTGGCATAGCTGGATTATGGGTAGAGAAATACTCAGACCATTTTTATATTTATGCAGCATGGGTCGCTAATGATTATAGAAACCTAAGAGAAGCAACCCCAGCGGGCAACACCCCGACATTTCCAGTAATCCCTCGTTTGAATAGAGAAGGTAATTATTTCGCTGGATTTGCAGTGTTTTCAAAAGATATAGTTCAAGAGCACAATCCCCATAATCCAGGGCCTCTCCCAGGACAACTTCTTGGAAGCTCACTAGCAGGGGGGGAGGCAAGTGTTGGTATCGCCATATATCCAACAGTTCAATTTGAAGTTGTAGGCATACCAACCACGTTTGCAGGGAGAGGTGGCATGTCAAATGGTAACATCTGGCAATTCAACCCAACTATCCTCTTAGCTTAATATGGTCTACTGTGGCGTCCCAAATACTTCTGGGATATTTGTTCCTCCAACTCAAGGCTCAGGTCCCGCTGGGCCTGGGCAGGGTGGCGGGATACCGGGGTCAACTGGTCCAATATCTATAAGCTATTTTAGACCCCCAACTAGGGGAGTATCAGGTCCTGGACAAGGTGGTGGAGGTGGAGGTGGGGGTGGACCCACCGGACCTACTGGCTCTACTGGGCCAGGGGAGTTCTACCCCCCAAATCCAAGCAGAGGTAATTACGACCCGTTACCAGATCCAATTCAAACCAATGGTCCAGTGTGCCTTCCTAATAGAGATGGAGATGGTAACAATAGTGAGCCCCCAATATTCATACCAGTATTTAATTGGATTCAAAACCCATTTAAACCACCTCCTCCTTTTGGTGGAATGAGAACCTATAGAAAATGTCAAAGAAATGCTCAATACTGTCCACCACCTTATGGGGGTATTGTTACAGTATACAGACGAAGAGTAGTCCCTTGCACTTTATTAGATTATCAACAAGATAGTGCTTTAAGAAGTAGATATGAATTGATGGAAAGTGCAATGAATGGAAGACCTTTTAATCCAGCAGATCCTGGAGGCCCTTCTTGGGATGGTTTGTGCGTTGACTATGCAGATACATTCTTTTTAAATTGCTTTGATATTCCAATGAACACCTGCCCAGTGCCTTCGGTGGATATTACACCAGTAATAATAACAGAAGTAACAGAAACTACTGAAGTTACAGAAACTACTGAAGTTACAGAAACTACTGAAGTTACAGAATTACCACCTACTGATGGTGGTAATGATCTTGTAACTGGGGGAGGGCCAAGGGGAGGGCCAACAACTGGAGGAGTCTCTAAAAAATGTTATAGCAGATACATCACTTGTGGTGATTTTGGATTAGAACCAAGCACTAAAACTATAGGAAGAAGAAGGCAAGTTGTTGAGTGTGGTGAAAATGAAAACCCTATTAATGTTGGCCCAAATCGCAATGCAGATCTTTTTAATTCAATATTAGACGCTTATCGTAGAGAAGGTCAGTGGCCTCAATCTGGGGCGTATGATAATATTTGTTTACAAAACATGAGTGATAGATTTTGGCTTGGGTGTAACGGAGCCACTTATGCAGAGCTTAGATATGCATGTGTTAGACCCTTAGGAGTTGTTTCCGAAACAGTAATTACAGAAATAACAGATTCTACATTTAACTCTGTGGGGCCTAGGATTGATACGGCAATCTTGTCTGTTACTAACCCAGGTATTGTAGAACCAAATTTTAATTCAGTAGGTCCTAGAGTAAATACTGATTTCTTATCAACAAGAGACCTCGGGGGCCAAGAGAGACAATCGTGGGATTCTCCAAACAGTATAAATCAAAGATTGGCATTAGGCAGATCTAATGATATTCCTTTAGAACTTAAACCAAACTCATTTATTAACGATATAAAAAGACAATCTCAGATTTCATTAACAAGATTAAGAGGAAGAACGCCACAACAAATAGACTTAAATAATGAAGATTTTAGTAGGTATGCTAGGTATACTGAAGGAAACTCTCCAGCCTTGTATCATCAAACTTATAACTTCTTTCAAAAAGAACCTTCTACTTTAACTAAACTTGTTAGTAACGATAGATATTTAAATATATTTAAACCAATAGTTGTATCTGAAATAAAATATTTTATAGATAATAGTAACTCAAATGTTGCTTGGAATGAAAGTAATTTTCAAGATTTAACAAATGAAAAAATAACAATATCATTAAATGAATCTTTGTTAGAAGCTTTTAATAATATACAATCAACAGTCAATACAATGATTGGTGTTAATGGATTTTTAGATATAATAAGATCTCATTTAATGGCTGGAACTATAGATGAGTTTGACCCAGGTTATTATATTGAGATATATAGGCAACAACAAAAACAAACCCCAGTAGTGATTCAGTCATTAGGAGAAAATTCACAAGCTATTCAAACTTCTTTAGGAGTGTTTGGCACAAAATCTAGATCACCTTATCTAGATAATTATCAAGATGGTGAAATAAAAAATAATTACAGAAGAACAAGATTTCTTTTAGAAGATTTAGAAGTAAATATTCCAACATTACAATTAAATGGAGTTTCATCGCCACTGTATCTAAGAAATTCTGGTATACCTACGTCTACCACTTTTGATACATTTACTAATATTGGTGATGGAGCAGGATACTATATTAGTTCTTTGTTAAGCGATGGGCAAAGTTTACCTTTAGTAACTGTCAACGAACTATCCTCTGCAAAATTTTTACCTTCAAGAGAAAGACATCAAGTTTTAAAGACATTAGGTAAAGCTTATAATATAAGTATCACTGTAAGTTCTTTGAATTTAAGTAATGAATTTGTTAGTTCATATTCACCAACAATAGGATCAGATCCATTGTATTTTGCATTAGATTTTTCTAGCATGTTAGATAATGAGGGAGATCAAAGTATATTCAATCCTATAAAAGCAAATTATAATTTGATATCAAACGAAGAAGCAATAAGACACTCTAGAAATTATTCTTTCAACACTGTAAAAATAAATATTGACTACAGAGACCCATTAATACATTATGCAAAAGATACTAGCGCACTTTCATTGGTTAACCCAGAATTTAATTTAAGAAAATTTGGAAATAATAGAACAATAATAGATAATGTAATAATACTTAGAAATCTTCCTGCTGCATTGATTATTTCACCAGGAAATGGATCTGTGCATAATCCATTTAATGGAACATCTAGAGTGTCTGAGTATGGCGATACAGTTGTTAGGAAACTTGATGTAACGCCAACTTTTGATAATATCATGCAAAATGATAGACCTCCATTAGAAGCAAGTAATACATTTGAATCAGTGAGTTCAAATTATTTTGGTGAGTATGAGAGACTTTATGATCAAAGCGAACAAGGGTTTTTATATACCATAACTTCATCTCTTCCAATTTTTAATAAATCTTTTTATAAAAATGGAGAATATTCAAGAATTAGTTTTGATGATGCTAGCTCAACTAAATCAATAGACTCAACTTTAACAGATCTTGTCGATAAGTTGTCTAGTTTAAGTGGGGTTGAATATTTAACTTGGTGGGATGTGTTTAGAAGATTAAATTTAAATCAAGTAGGTAAATTATTTACAACTAATAGCACTAATCTTTTAAACAAAATATCAAGTTCTTGGAGAGGTGCCCCGGTCAGGTATGTTGTATCGAGAGCTAACCCAGAGTATACAGGAATACCCGAAGGAACTGAAATTCCAAATGACACTATAATTATATCAGAGGGGGATAGAAATGTTCCGTAATAGACAGCGATTTGTATTGGAGACTGATCTCTGTAGTGGCGTGCATGAGATGTCTTGTTTTACTTGTGGGCCTAGTAATCCTTTACAGTCGCTAGGAAATGATATGGTTAGATTTGAAGGAAGATTAATTTTAGTGGATCAGGACCCCTTTATGCCCCACCCTAATGTAGGGTCTGACCCACTAAACTGCTGTGTTGGTCATGCAACCCTAGGGGATGCTGAGTCAAACCCCGTTTTTGGATCATTTGTAGATGATGGCTTAATTCGTGTAAATGGAAGAGTTCCATTACATATTGGAGACTTTACACAATGTAGGTCAACAATAATTTCTACAGATTAATAAATTAATTAAAAAAAATAATTAATTTTTTTGTATTATGTAATAGATATATTTAGTAAGAATTTTTTTTACAAGGATTTTAGATGAAAAGAGATCTTTTAAACGAAGAGGTTGATCAGATTATAAATCAATCTTTCTGGGGCAAGGGTGGAGTTAGAATGTCTAACTCCGGTAAGATTCAAGAGGGTTCTGAGGATGCTCAGGATCAACAGCATCCTGATGATCAGGGCCATGTCTGTCCTCTGTGTGACCATATCGTCAGCGAGCCAATCTCTGATGAAAAGTTAGCAGAGCACATTGAGTTAATGCTTTCAATAATAAGCGAAGTCCATAACATCTCCGATGAGGAGTTAGAGGCTATCGAAGAGGCTATTGAGCAGGAACTTAGTGGAGAATCAGAGGATGAAGACGATGAGGACTCAGATGATGACGAGGACTCAGATGATGAAGTTGACGGTTGAGCTAAATAAATTAAATCATAGTTATGATTAAATTAATTTTATCTTTCGTTGTTTTAACTTTAGTTTCCTGTGCTTCGGCCCCTGCTCATTTAGACCACTTAGCTAATGACAAGTGCCCGATTACTAAGGAACAGCTAAAGGAAACTTCTCCAACTTCAAAATTTGAGGGTAAGACTGTGGGATTCTGCTGCACAAACTGCCAAGCAAAATTTAGCAACATGAAGACCTTGGAGAAAAGAAGTAAGCTGTCCGCAGTCGCCAACTGATTTATGTCTGATAATAAATTCCCAGATATCTCTGTAGGTAACTTTGCCATGGATATCCTTAAGGACATGGCAAAGGATCCAACAGCATTAAGACCCGCCCTTAAAGAATCTACTTTACAATCGGCTGAAGCTCCCGATGTTAGTAAAGTTAGAGTTTCTGAGGATTTTGTTGCTAAGGTAACTGGTCAAAAGACTCCCAATAAAGTTAAAGTTAAAATTAATGAATCTTCTCAAGGTAAATTAATTAACTTAATAGAGGAATTATCTGGATTAATAAAAGAAGCTAAAGTTTTATTAAATGAAATGACCTCTGTTGGGACCATAGGTTGTGGGACATCTAAGCCAAATAAAAGAAGTAAGCTTCTTGCAAACAGAATTAAGAGCAGATTAACAAGATGAGCAGCCTATCAGATACCCTTTCAGAACTTAATTCTTTAAATGAGAATGTTAATTTTAAAGACATAAAAAAACAAACTCATAGCAAGTCAATGAAGTCTAGAGCGACAGTATTCAACTCTATAACTGACGCATTAAGAAAGGGTTATGTAGGTCAAATATTCTCCACAAAAGAATCTGATAGGTTGTATGTTATAACCGTGCAGAAGTGGGGAACGGATCCAGAACAAATCATAAATGGGAGATCGGCTAAGGCATTCTACAAGTATAGTGATGCCAAAAAGTTTGCGGTCAGAACAATGATTCGTCACGCTGGAGAGAGATCTAAAGATCTCAGAAAGAAAGTATTCGGTAAAAAAGGATCAGCATGATTACCTTACAAGACGTATTTATCGTAGAAAATTTATCCATAATTAACGAGGGTAAATCAGGCCCATTAAAGATCCGTGGTATATTTCAAAGAGCCGATGAGGCTAATCAAAATAAAAGAATCTACCCACAAAAAGTCCTAGAATCCCAAGTTAAAAATTTAACTGAAGCAATTAAAGAAAGAAGACTTGTCGGTGAATTAGACCACCCAACTTATGATATGGTTAAATTGTCTAACGCTTCACATCTTATAACTGGATTATCATTCCAGGGAAAGGAAGTAATTGGGGAAGCTGAGATCCTCCCAACTCCCGCTGGAAAGGTGGTCGAGGGTTTGATTCGCGGTGGAGTTAAGATTGGAATTTCAAGCCGTGGAATGGGAACCTTGTCAGAGGGCAAGGACGGCACTAAGACTGTAAATGAAGACTTCCGCCTCGTTACGTTCGATATAGTGGCTGACCCAAGCACTCGGGGAGCTTATCCAAGCCTGACTGAATCTAGAGAGCATAAAAAAGATAAGAAGATAATTGAATCAACAATTAAAACGGTTGTTGGCGAGAGATACTTCATCAAGCTCCTTGAGAAGAAAATTGATGAGAAGCTCAACGAAAATAAGAAGAGCCAATCTGAAAAGCAAACCCGCAAGAAAGTTGAGGCTAGAAAGCGGAGACAAGCTAAGAAGGGCGGGGATATGTTTGGTCTTGGAAGACTTCCTAAACCTAAGAAAGGGAGAAAGGGCATGTCTGATAAGAGATCTAGAGATATAGACGCTGAAGAGCAGGAATCTCAATACCCTCGCTACTGATAAAATAAAAAGTGAAAATTATTCACATAGAGGATAAATAATTAATAGTATGAAAACGAATCCACTAGAGCAAATTGCCAAGCTTCTACCAGAGGGCTTAACGGAGAGCATGATTGAAAGCATCGCCACCTTAGTCCACCAGAAGATTGAAGAGGAAGTTAATGCTAAGACCGAAGCGTTAACTATTAAGGTCAAAGCTTTCCTTAGAGGACAAATTGATTCTCTGAAGGAGCAAGCAATTAAGGAGTTAGAGCTTGAGAACGATACGTTCCGCAATGCTCAACTATTTGAATCTGTTAAAGCCATTTTCGCAACGGAACTAACCCCAGAGGACGAGCAGTCCAATGTAGACTTGTTAGCCGCAGAGCAGGAACTGGCTGAAAATAAATTAGAGGTTCTCGCTGGTGAACTTGATAAGTCACTTAGGGAAAACGTCAAGCTCAAGAAGCTTTTGAAGGTTGTATCAGATAAGAATGATCTTCTGGAAGATAGCCTAACTGAGCAAAAGAGAAATTTGGCTGAATCACGGGCAATTCGCGCAATGCGTTTGTCAGATACTGCCGAAGTAGTTTCGAAAGAAAATTTCCAACGTCAAGGGAAAAAATTAGAAGAGCGCAAGGTAGCCGCCAAACCTGACGGTGGTAATCAATTTTTGACTGAGGATGTCCTCAGATTAATTAAGTAATTTTAGGAGAAATAAAATGGATATATCAAAGATTGGTGGATCACCTGATCTAACTCAGAAGTGGTCAAAAGCCCTTGACGGTATTAAGAGTGAGTATACCGCTCGGGTCACCGCACAACTATTAGAAAATCAGGCTAAGGCTGTCTTAGCTGAATCACAGAGAATCAACGAAGAGGGTCCAAGCACTGGATCAACTACCGTTGGTAACATCGGAACTTTTCAAAAGTTCGCTTTCCCACTCGTCCGCAGAGTTTACCCAAATCTAGTATTTAACTATATTGGTGCTACCCAGCCAATGGATGCCCCAGTAAGCCAAATATTCTACATTGGAAACAGCAGATTCAGTGGAACCGCCCAACAGGTTGTTTACTCAAAGTTCAACCTAACCTATAACGCTGGTGGTATGAACGAAACTAGCGCAATAGGATCGGTGTCTGCTCCAGGAGTAGGTGCTCAATGGGGAACACCATCAGCTCAATTAACTGCTGCTCAAGCTAGCGCAGGGTTCAGCTTATCAAACGTCTTAGGTAAGAACAACGGAACTCCATCAACAACTTACGGTGGAAAGATTGCCTCATTCCCAGATGCCAGCACAACTCTCGGATGGGTTGTATCGGCTGGTGAGCGTTTGGATGGAACAGGAATCCCAGAGGTTCAGTTCCACATTGAACAACAGGCTGTTGTCGCCAGAACACGCAAGATGCGCGCTCTCTGGACAATTGAAGCTTCACAGGACCTCAAGGCTTATCACAACCTCGACCTGGAAAGAGAGCTTACCGAACTACTTAGCAAGGAGCTTTCACTTGAAATCGACCGTGAGCTTATTGAAGACATTCGTATGATTGCTTACGGATTGGGAACCGCTGCAAGAGGAACGTCATATGGTGGCTGGGTTGCAGGGTCACTTGACAGCAACTACAATCCAAATAACTTTGGAACTGAATACGGTAAGGTGACTGGCCTTAATGGAACTGAAAGCTGGACTCCAAGTGCTTTCACCTGGGGTAACACGGACGGTGGATTCTCAACCGGATCCACAACCGCTAAGAATAGCAATGTTATAGTTGCTGATCTTAGATCGTTCCTCGGAACTACTTACGCTCCTCAGCACGTTGGACACATGTTTGCTAACTTGCTAGCAGTCCTAAACTTTGCTAGCCAGGATATCTACAAGACAACGCAAAGAGGCGCGGGTAACGTATTAATTACGTCACCACTCATGGCTTCACTCCTTGAGTCCGCCGCCAAGCTGGAGGGTGGACTCGCTCGGGAAGATGGTCCATCAAACATGGGCGGAGCAAAGATCGAGTATAAGGGCAAGTTCGCTGGTAAGTATGACCTGATTGTCGATCCTCTGTTCCCAGAGGATGAGATTATCATGGGATACAACGGTGGAAACGCCATGGATGCAGGATTCGTATACTGCCCATACATTCCATTGATGCCACTGCCAATGGTGACTGACCCAGGCAGCTTCCAGCCAAGAAAGGGTATCATGACACGTTACGCTAAGGCTGCAATCCAGCCTGCTAGCAGATTCTACCGTGTCATCCGCTTGATCGGTGCTGGATCTGATTGGCTGCGCCCAGGGATCTACGCTAACAATGGTGTAACTCTCCCATGAGGTGAGTAATATCTAATTTAATTAGATAACTTAAAAGCGGGCCTAAAAAGCCCGCTTTTTTGTTTTAATGAATACCTAAATATACTTGTATGGTCACACCTTTAATAGCTGGTTATGGTAATTCTTTTGGCAAGTATCAAGGTGCTAGAGTAACTGATTACTCTATCAGCCAGGATATAGACCCTTCTAAGCTAAATAAAAATTTAGAAGTAGACGGAGTTCAGTTTAATTTATTTGAGCAGTCGATAAACGATTACGTCTTAGCCCAGTTAGGGCATCCCGTAGTCTCAGTTGAGCTAACTCCATTTCAAGTTAAAACTTGTATAGATGAAGCCATTTCTAGATTAGATTATCACGCGCCACAATGGGCTAATCAATTTGCTATATTCGACGCTTCTGCTGGGTTAAACTTATATGAGCTACCTCAGTTCATGATAAATAATTTAACTTATGTTGGATACAAGAAAGACATACTTGGATTAAATTACACTCCTGGATCATTAGCTTTCGATGTGACCTTAGCATTTTTTAATACAAATAGATTTTTCCAAGGTGGTGGAATTGGAGACTTCTTCTTAACTCAACAGTATCTTGAAATAATGAGAAGAGTGCTTTCTAATGAAGGTGCTTGGAGTGTGGTGAATAATAAATATATCCAACTTTATCCAGCACCAACGGAAACTCCAACCCCAGTCATCGTAGAATACCGTGCATTGGACTCAGACACGATAAACCCAGCGTATCGGAATTGGATACAGAGATATGCTTTGGCGTGTTCTAAGGGCATCCTGGGCAAGATCAGAGGCAAATACAAGACTCTCCCAGGCCCAGGTGGAGGAGCCCAACTAGATGGGGAGTCACTATCCAGGGAATCCGCAGAGGAGAAGAAGTTATTAGTCGAAGAACTTCTGACTGAGATAGAGGAAAAGCCTTACTTCATAACAGGATAATATGGAAAAGTTTTCAAAGTTTAATTCTAAGAACATAAATCTTCCGACAACGGATGAGTTTGAAAGCCCATTTAAACTTTTTAACAAATCTTCAGATCAAAACTTATTTAATGTTTTAGATCAGGAGCAAATTAAGCTAGCTGGATCCCCTCTGCTAGTTTATAAATATTATCAAAATAAAGAGATTGATGATGTTTACGGAGAAGAGAGAAACAAAACTCTGTCTGTGGAACCAATAAAAGTTTGGGGTCACTATGAGCCAAAACCAGTTGAAGAAAATTTAACTCAGTTTGGAATTGAGCTGGTAAACAATCAACAATTTATATTTAATAAGAGTTACATAGAGAAGAAAATTGGCAGAGCGATAATCCCAGGAGACGTTATAAAGCCTGAGTTTCAAAACTTAAAGTTCGAAGTATTCGAAGTTCAAGAAGATAGTTTTGAGATGTATGGAGTTTATCATTTACTTTGCAGTGCTAAACTCATGAGAGACGCTCAGGATGTTCATAAGCAGCGGGCACCTGTGTCGGATAGAATAGACCAATTAATTGAGGAGTAATATGCAATCTGTAAAGTATGATGTTATTCAAAAAATCCTAGAAAAGACTAACTCTTCAAGCGGGATGTATATACAGAAAGTATATAAAGATACTTTAAGATTTTTAATATCTACTTTTAGTGATGTCTATTACATTGACAAGGATAGCAACTCTGTCAGGATTAAATGCTTCCATGCTAATCAGGAGAGGGCGATTGCTAAGGCTACAGTCGGTAATAATATAACTTTACCAGTAATAACTATAGCTGAGAATCAATCAGTTAAACTTACTGACACCAAAAAACGTGGGAGATATACCCCCTTACTAGTCAATAAATCTTATTGGGATAATGATAAAAATAGAGCAATAAGAATATTAAGTTTAGCTCCAAGACCAGTTGATATAAACTATAGCATAAACATATGGGCTAAGTATAGAGAAGATTTAGATCAAATACGAGAGACTATATCAGGTATGTTCAATCCTGATTTAGAAATACAAACAAAACATAGCCAAATAACTAAATGTTTTCTGACCGACGAATCTAGTGCATCTGTCCTAGATGCCGATGATACAGAGGATAGAGTTTTAAAAACTGTGTTAAATCTAACAGTAGAGACTTATATTCCATCTCCAGAGTTCCTTTATACTTCAACAGGCAAAATAGAGGAACTTAACTTTGATCTAGAGATAGTAGATACTTCTGGGTCTTTAATTTAATTTATTGAAAAAATTAAATTAAAATTACGTCCTGAGAGTGTAAATACTAATAGATATTTATCTAAATTTTGTTGAGGAAGTCCTTAAAGTGTCTAAAATACAATTAAAGTCAATATTAAACCCAGTTAGTGCGGCTGGGCCTACCACTAAGACGGTAAGAAACAAATCTGTTCAAGGATTTTCAATAATTTTAAATTCTAGCTCTGGATATAAAACAGTCTGGCTATCACCAAGACAAAAGATTACCGTGCTTGAATCTGAAATTACTCAGCAAATAAGAAATCTTCATGATAGAAGATTAGTAAGTATAGAAAACTAAGGATCTAAAATGGCAGGAATACCTAATAGCCCAGCAGTAGTCTTTCTAGAAAAGGACAACTCTGCTTATCCACCAAACGTAAATTCTTCCGTAGTGGGATTGGTTGGTTTTGCATCAAAAGGACCAACAAATAAAGCTACTTTAATAACAAGCCAAGAAAACTTGTTAAGAACTTTCGGAAAGCCGAACGAGAGCATGACAGGACAGGGGTTAGAGGGTGCGTTAGAAATTCTTGAAGCCACTAATCAAATTCAATATGTCAGAGCCATCGGAGCGGACGCTTCAAATGCATCCGCAACTTTACAATTTGGAGTTTGTCCTGCCGTTGCTTTTACAGCTTCATCCTATGGAATAACTACCCCACTATACCTTAAAGTTTCAGTGAAGGACGGGGAGGGTGTTCAAGTTTTAACTTCAAAACAAATATCAGTAGCCAGTGGATCCTTGGCTTCAATTGGGCAAGCTTCCGCTTTAGCTGAAAAAATTGGTGATGGATCAGTAAAAGATGATCATGTGTTCGTAGCGTTTGACTCGACTACAACCTCTACAGGATATTTGATCGCTCCTTATGCTGGGAAGTATGCGGAGTTGTCGGTGACTTCTTACTCAGACTCGGGTTTCACTGCCGCTACTAGTGCTCTTAGAGATATAACCCTAAGCAGTTCAACAGAGGCTGGGTCAGTTACGTCTTCTGTAACAAAGACTGGACTTGATATTTCTGCAACGAGTTTTAGATACTTGGTTCAATCACTTTATCCTGGTGCTGGATATAATATAGACTACGACTCAACAACAGGTCAAACTTTGGGAGTTGGATTAGAAGTCGATACAGCAGGGGGTGAGAACTCAGTATTAACTATAAATGATGATGCAGTGGCTGCCGAATCATTTAAAGTTTCATTGCTAAATGATACTACATTTATTGAAACTGTAATCAATACTACATCAGAAAACCCAACTTCAGATTTCATAATGGGTGAGTTGTATACGTCCGGTGGTGCTATCGGGTCGCTAACCAAGATGGATAGCTTCATTAGCACGCTATCTTCAGTTTATCCAACTGACCTCTCTGCTGGAGTTACTATTACAAACTCCGCTGGTGACACAACTGCGAGTGCTAACGTAAAGTTCGTAAAACTAATAGATAAGAGCTACGACATGGCTGGGGGTGACAACGGTGCCATGGATGCTTCAACAGTAATTGGCTCTTCAACAGCTAAGACGGGAATCTATGCTCTTGATGATGACTTACTAAATATTTCAACTGCTGCAATCCCAGGTATCAACGATCAAGATGTTCAGCAAGCTCTAGTTACTGTTGCAGAAACAAGTCAAAACTTTTTAGCCGTTCTATCTCCTCCTTTTGGAACAGCCTACAACACTGTCCAAGAAGTAACTGATTGGATGAATGGTAGAGCAACAGGAAGAACAGCCGCACTAAATAGCTCCTGGGCTGCTGTATATTGGCCTTGGGTTCAAGTCTTCGATGTATTCTCAGCGAAGGATATGTGGTTTGATCCAGTCATATTTGCAATAAGACAAATGGTCGCTACCGATGCTCTTGCTGAGACTTGGTTCGCACCAGCGGGATTCAGAAGAGGAAGACTTACTAAGCCAACAGCCACAGAGGTCGCCCTAAATCAAGGGGATAGAGACTCACTTTATAACAGCAACGTGAACCCAATAGTTAATTTCTCACCAGAGGGTATAACAATCTTCGGACAGAAAACTGCTCAAAGACTTCCAACTGCTCTTGATAGAGTTAATGTTAGAAGACTTATGATATATCTTAGAAAGGTATTGTTGCAGTCTGGAAGAACGTCATTGTTTGAGCCTAATGACGAGTTTACCTGGGAGACGATCAAGGAGAACTCTGAAGCTATCCTCTCAGATATTAAGGCTAGAAGAGGAATAACAGACTTCAGAGTTGTTTGCGATGAAACAGTTAATACTCCCGTGAGAGTAGATAGAAACGAGCTATGGTGCAAGATTCTATTGAAGCCAACAAAGACTGCCGAATGGGTAATCTTTGAAGTAAATCTGACCAATCAGTCAGCCAAGTTTAGCGGATAATAATTATGGTTAACTTCTATAAAGATCAAATTAATAGACAGGTCCAGAGAGATCGTGGTGGTTTACCACTAATTTCAACTGCCCTAGATTCAGTAAGAACTTATCAATTCGAAGTGACATTTGAGGGAGTTCCAAACTCTAGCGTTCAACAATCATTAACATTAGCCGCAAAGCAAGTTAACGCTATGGCTTTTGGTGTTGAATCAATTAAAGTTTTTAGAGTTAATGATCTTGTTCACTACCCTGGGAAAGTTCAGCATGAAGCTGTGAGAATTACTTTTGACAACTTGTATGCTGTTAAGAGCCAGGAAGCTTTATGGGAATGGTTCAAGACAGTTTACAACCCAATGACTGGAGATCAGACCTCAGGCAACAGCAGACTAGGCAGCCCAGGGTCAAGACAGTTTAAGGCTAAGAGACTTCGCATAGTAGAATTGGATAATACTAGAACTCCAATAGGTGCAATAGATCTCTACGGAGTATACCCAGAAAAAGTTGAATTTGCAGAAAGAAATTACGGCTCACAAGGTGACTTCAACACAATGCTCGTAGACTTCCAATTCGATTACATAGATTACTACCGTAAGTAATTTTAATAAATAATCGTATCTAATTTGAATAGCCTACCTATTAAGGTAGGCTATTTTTCTATAATAAGGTTATGAATTATTACAACGAATTACTTGAGAGTTATTTAAAAACTAAAAGCTTGGTTGATATAACTAAACTTTTATTTGAGCAACAGCTTAATGAATCAGCGGGTCAAATTCAAGTAACAGGTAATAGTCCTGAAGAAAGAGTTAAATCTGTAATCACAGGCACTCCGAAGGCAGCTACAGACAAGAATAAAGCTACTGCCACTTATGGGGGAAAAACTTTCGAAGTATGGATTACTCAAAAAAAAACCATAGCTCTCAGAAGTGGACCTAATACTTATAACTTAACTAATAACCCTCAGAACGCTTATCCTCTTTTCCAGGACGGAACTGAACAAGAAGACGCTACTACTCAAGCAGCAGCCGGGGGCACTCAACAAGATCCACAGGTGAGTGCAGAGCAACAGGATGCCCTGCTACAGGCTAGTCTCTGGGGGGCAGAAGACTTTCTAAAGTTGACTGGTATAAATAAAGTTATTAAATTTATACAGTCATACAAAGGTGGAAAAGTAGATTTAGCAAAAGTAGATAAAACAATACTTTGGAAGTATCTAAGAAATAATCTTGGCATAAGTGACGATCAAATAGCATCACAGCTAGTTGGACAAATAGGGTCTACAGATGCTAGTAAATTAATTGAAGGATTTAGGAGAGCGTTTGCAGGCACTGGAGTGCATGGGTCAATAGCCAAGAAGATATTCACTCCCGTAGAAATACGAACTGAGGCTGGGAGATATGTCTTCTCAGAAGCTGAACGTAATATTCATTTAATAGATCAAGCAAACAAAAAAATAAAGAACATAATAGAGTCGGTAAAAAAATCAATAGACAAAGATGGTGGGATCGACCCTGAGAAATGTGAAAAGATAAAGAAGACAATAATCCCTGAGAGATCACAGCATCTAAAAATACAACTAGCACAAAACAACAGCGTTCTAATTAGGGACAATAATAATACAACTAGAAAATTATTGAACTCAATATTGGAGACGGCGAACTGCGGCCTTGGGGAGCAAGAGGTTGCCAGTGGTGGTCTTAGACAAGTTCGTGGCGAGTTCTTCGAAGCAGTTCAGAAGCTTGTTGTTGATACCATGGAGTGCATAGGAACAAAAGATAACAGACCAAATCTAAATAATTGCAGTAGCAAATTGCTACAAAGCTTTGAAGAAAGATTTAAAAACAAAAAGAAAAGTCTGATTGAAGCTCTTCAAGCTTATGAAGATGCAGAAGACGTTAGCTTAGTTGATGACAAAGAATCTGCCGAAGCGCAGAACATAGTTCTAATGCAGCTTAGTAATCTATATGGGAAAGATGGAGTATCTGATAAAATATTCAGATCAGTAATTTCTATGGCGGCTAGAAATTACAACAGAAGAAAACCTGTAAAGGTAGTTAGCATTGCTAGAGACACAAGATTCGGAAAGAAGGGTGACTTGCTGGAACTTTGGAACAGCCCAGAGGAGTGCGCGCAAGCATTGAAGATTCCTAGTGTAGAGGTAGAGAGACTTGTGAAAGAGGGTCACATAAGAAAGTGTGACGATGAAGAGTGTAAAGACGGCGAGTATTGGGGAGTTGACGTTAGCTTGAAATGCTACATCGAGGCAAGGGGTGGTGTGGGGCTAGGTTCAGTATCAGAAAATACATTAAGAGGTTTGTTTAGAGGTAAAGATTGCATGCACAAGGGTAAGTCTTGCGTGGACAATCCCGAAGAAATTTTTCAATTAAGAAAAGGCATGGCGACATTCTTTGAAGCACCCTGGATGACTGATGATAACAGTGCTGAGTATAAAGACCTACAGAAAGTTCAACGAGAGATTGATATGCTGGAAGAAAAGATAGACTCAACTCCGCTAATAGCTACAACAAAATCAATACTGAATGCTGATAAAAAAATTAAAGTAGAGCCATTTAAAGATTACTGCAAAAATTTATTAAATCTTATAGATAAGAAATTTAGTTATGGAGAAAGAATTCAATCAGAGTTTAGAGAACAACTAGAAGAATACCTGGACACACCTAAGCTACAAATGGCTGATCCTGAAGCTATGGAAATTCAAATGAAGTCCATGATAAAAACATACATGGTTGGTGTTCTTATGGAGAACAAACTAAATTCTAAAGATGAAAGAACTAGACAATCAGCAGTTAATCATTCTGTTATGTCTGAGTTCGCAGCAGCAGGATCTAGAAATCCACTAACAAATATTTCAATCGCTGGTATCGTTGACAATTACAATATTGATTGTAAGCAAAATGATCTGCTTCTTTCCTTAAAGAAGATAAGAACTAATCCTACGAACAAGGCTGGTCAACTAAAGATTAGTTTAAATGTAGATAAAAATGAAACTAAATACTTCGATGATGAGGGGAATGAAGTTTACACTGCCTCAGTGTCAGCTTCTTCAAAGAAAGGAACGAAGAGAAGAGATTCTTTTATTCCAGGGTATGTTTTGAAGAGGTTTGAGAAATTATAGCCAGAGATGGTCTGAATTAAACTTTCTTGTGTAAGAAAGTATGTCCCCTAATCTGCAAACAATATAAGTCTTACCTTGAGTTTTTAATTGAAGATAATCTAAAGTTAAAGCTTTGTCTGCTAAGATTAAATTATCATCTTTACTGAACAAGCATAAGATATCTTTCCGATCCTGCTGGAACACTATTAAAAATTGTTTCTGGATTTTGCTTGCATCTCGTTCGGCCTGGAAGATAAAATTCTGAAGTTCCGATTTAAGATTAAATATTGATCCAAGATTTTCTTTATTATAACCTTTCTTACATTCTATAATAAACTTAAAGTTTTTAGGTGTTATTAGATCTCCACTAAACTTTAAATGCTCAGGTAACTTATGGGTCGTAGAGAATGCACCAGAACCTGGAGATCTCATGAACTCAGTAGTATTAAAATGAGTATTAAGTATATGGCAAACTTTACGTTCAAACGAGTTACCTTTTGTTCTACTATTCTTACGCTTCTTTTTGTTGGCGATTAAAGTAGTGAGATCGAAATCATCTTCAATTTTTTTGGTCATGTGCTATTATAGAATGTGTCAAAAATTAAACTAAATGTTTCAGATTGGAAAACATCTATTGATGACAGATCAAGAGGACGTATGAAAGTAACTATTAAATTAAACAAAGACGAAGCTGAAGGTTTTAAGAATTGGTCAGACCACATAAAGCCAGATCAACTTTCTATTGAAGATTTTACCAAGCAAATATTCTTCAATGGTATTGAATACTTAAACTTTAAATTGCAGGATGCTGCTAGAAAGCTTATAGAAGATAAGGATCTTAGAGAGAAGCTTGAAGCTTCTGGAATTAATATTCAATCACTGGAAGATAAGATTAAACAGCAATGAGTTTCCCACGTAGCGTAAAGTCTCACGACAAGTTTAAGTATCTGATGGATTGCATCGGACGGATTGGGAATGGTGACCCTGCGTTGCCTAAGTTCATCCGTGTGCTCTTCTATACCCCATGGAGTAATGCTGCGAAGAAGATTAAAGGCTACGACTGCCGCGTTAATCTTTTCGACCTGCCTGAGGCTTTCCATGAGATGGTCGATTGGGTAGGCGAAGGTAACTTCAAGCAGAAGCACCTTAACTATGTCCCAACCTTAGTAACTTTTAGATACGGTGGAGACGAGAATTCACCACTTCAAGTAGAAGTTAATGACAACCCGACTGCGATTCAATACGAGCTTGGATCCAGAGGTTGAATACTCATCCCAAACTTAAATTCAAAGTAAGATTCTAACTTTAATCGGTGGCGTTTAATTTTAGTAGCGACAAGTTTTAAATTGTTAATTATAACTGTCGTGAAATAATTAAACGCCGATCCGCTTTTGGGGTTGAAGTTCTTGAGAGTTCTGAGTATAAGGAGGAAGCAATCTTGTTTTGCATCCTCCTTGTCCACTTTGAAGTGGAATGCGTCTATGATGTTTGAGATGAGGGCATCAAAACTCTGCATGAGTTCCTCGTCTTGCGAAAAATCCCCCGAACAGTGAAGCTTAATTAATTCCTCAAACCTTTTATTATTAATATAATTAGACACAAGGTAATCATAGTATGAGAATCCTGCCTGATCCGTTTAAGTTGCAAAATAATCTGTGCAACGGTTGCTCCATCCTCGAAAAGAACAAGCCATGCCACTCGATCATGGATCACGAAGAGGAGGGTTTTCCAAACGAATGCTCGATCCTGTTCGTGTCCGAATCGTTTAAGATGGAGTTCGGAGAGCTGACCCCGTTCACCAGCAAGGAGGAGGCTCTAATCGAATCCGCCATCGAGAAGGCTGGGTTCAAGCACCTCTTAGGGTCCGTGGAATACACCGCTGCGGTTAAATGCCCAAGCGTCAAGGACAAGGACATGTCTAAGGACGATAAGGATATCTGCCGCCAGCACATCGCTAAGACGATAGAGAAGTGCAAGCCTAGCCTGATCTTCGTGTGCGGAAATCTTCCCATGGTGATGCTAACCAAGAAGTCTGGCATCATGAACAAGCGGGGTAAGATTATCGACCACTACGAGGGAATCCCTGTGGTGCCGATCTATAATCCAACTCAGGTGATCGTTGAGCCGCAGAACGACTACCTGTTCTCTCTGGATATCCAGAATGCCATCGAGCAGGTTCTAGTTAAGGCTGACGTTAACTCTGAGTTCACTTGGATCATGATCGACGATATTCTTAAGCTGTGGGGCCTTGATACCTACACTCGGTTCGATGTAGCTATTGATATCGAAACTACTGGCTTGGACTTCCTCAAGGATAAGATTCAGACCATCGCCCTTAGCTTCGACATGGGTGACAACAAGCAATACACTGTCACTATTCCTGTGCATCACCCAGAGTTCGTTCAGCCCAAGGGTTGGATCACTGAGGTGGTAGACTTCCTCAATCGTGTATTCAGAAACCATACGGTTAAGGTCCTGCACAAGGCTCAGTTCGATCTTAAGTTCCTTAAGCAATTGGGGGTTGAAGTGCGAGGTATAATTTCCGATACCAAGATCATGCAGCACTTGATCGACGAGAACCTTCCTAAGAGCTTGAAGGATCTCGTAGGTTATTACTTCCCATCAGAGCAAGGTATCATCTAATGTTAGGACAAGATGGAAAGAAAGTAGATTGGGCCAACATGCCCTTGCCTATGATGGCAAGAGGTAATGCGCTCGATGCTTACTTCACTCTTAAGATCTT